GCTGTTTTAAATACAACAATTTCTCCACTATCTATAAAAATTCCATCTGTATTATTATATGCAGCAGAACCTTCTAACGACAATACAACTCCCGAAGATGTAGCAGTACTGCCATCAGTTGTACCTGTATTCTTTACAGCTATCCATCTCACTATATCGCCAGTAGCTGTTTCAGTTTCCGTTCCATCGGTTCTTACATAACGCTCACTATATTGTGATCCAGCCTGAATTAATAAAGAACTTGTACCATCTACAATAGTTTCCAAATAAATCCATTTATCACCTGAATCTGCTGGCTCATAAGACAGAGTACCACCCAATGTCATTTTAGAAAAATCTGACATTATTGACGATGAAATACTACCTGTTGCTTTATCTGCCATATTTTATCCTCCTTGTGGCTATCTACCACCTGTTAAAATTTGCAAACCACGATTATAATCGTCAATTAATTGTTTATGTTGCGCTTGCAACCATTGATAATCAATATTGTGCTTTTGTAATTTTGTATTAAAATCTTGAACTTTAGAATTAACTTCAGATGTATATATCTGAATCTGATTAGAATATTTTTGAAGCTTAGAAGAATACTCAGCAGAATCTTTAGTTTGCTGATTGTCAGCTTCTTGAATCTTTTCTTGTAATTCATTTTGAAAAACAGTTTGCTCTTTATTGAATTGATTTAAACTGTCTTGAATCTGACTATTTATTTCCTGTAATTTAGCCTGCGCTAATTCTGTGTCTTCCTGTTGCTCAATATACTTTCCTACTTTATCAAATGCTGGTTTAATATATGTAGGAACAGATGAACTTATACTTATAGCTCCAGTATCAAAACTAGGCGCAGATGGCGCGTCAGGAATCGGAGGAAGAGGTATATCAGAAGGCAGACTAGAAGTTTTGTCAGCCATTTTTCTTTGTAAAGCCTTAATAGATGCGTACAATGGAACTAAATATTCAGCTTCGTCTGGAAAACCTCCCATCTTAACAACATTTCCACCAGTAGTCTCAGCTGGATCTGCTGCTACACCATTAACCTCAAATGTATTTGCATCAAGTTTAGTAACTGTACCTGTCATCCCATTCACTTCTGTCATTTCATTAAAATTAGACAACTTAACTATGTCGCCAGTAGAAAGCCCATGGCTTGATTTAGTAAAAACCGTTGGATCGGCAGCAGTTGCGGTTACACCAGATAGCGAAGTTGCGCCAATAGCAGAATCACCATAGGCAACAGTTGGATATTGGACTTCTGAATATTTACAAGACCCTCCATCTGGCAATACATTTATTTTATTATTCTCAACATAATAAATAGGATCAGAAATTTTAGCATAAGACATCTCATGTGGATCAGATACTCGCCCCTTATCATCTGAGCTTATTCTTCTGCACGGCTGATCTATATCTCCATCATTTCTAAAAACATTAAGAATATTCCCAGTATTGAGTATTTCAGATTCGCTTCCAGCGGCAGTCGAAGTAAATGTTGATTGAGCTGCACAGAGAGGAAGCAATCCTGGAGGAAGTGAATTTATAACTTCCTTAGCTCCGTCAGTAAGGAATTGTGTAAGTTCCGTCTGCGTTGGAGCACTACTACCATCAATAGATAAGCTAGTAAGACCCTCTACTTGTGCTTCGAAAGTAGCCATTATACACTCGCTACAAAGACTTCAACATTAATAGCGTTGCTACCAGGTTGAACAACTAAACTATCTAAATCAACTAAATCTGTTACTAAATTTGCATTAGTATCAAATACACCTACACCATCGTGACCAGAACCCATAATAAAACTTTTTCCAGCTTCTAATAATATACTAGCTGAAGTGTCAGCTCCAGTATCATCTTCTCCAGCCTCTATCTGCAAACTTAAAGTTAAACTATTAGAACTGTCTAAATTAGTAACCCTAATATGTCTTACATCTTGTATATCTAAAGCGCCATCAAACTTAGTAGCCCCTCCCGCAGCACCCGCAACTTGTTTAAAATGAACAACAGTTGTTTCTGCATTCGCAGGACAGGAAACAATTCTTTTGTATACTTCATCAATGCTTCCAATCTCCAATGTTCTTTTAGAGCTATAGTCTTGATTGTCAAGTATAATATTTTCTTCAATCTTAACTTTTAATGTACCAGCCATTAATATCTCCTATTTTTTTTAGAAGAGTTTCCATTGCCATTTCCTTTTTTCTTAGGTCTTCCTTTTTTCTTCCCGTAAGTTCCTTTACCTTTAGGCATATTAAAATCCTTTCCAACGATTATCTACCTTATTTAATCGTTCTGCGCTTTCATCAATAGAAATGCTATTAAATTCTATATCAGTTCTCTTTCCAGATTCAGATCGCATCCATGAGTTTGTTGTAAACTTTTGTTGTGCAGCTCTTTTGCCACAGCTTCTGCAATAGAACCAATGTTCTGGATTTGGTTCATCGCAATGTTGACATTTAGGTTTATGCACCAGAGACAACCATAGTCATAATCTTATCGCCTTTTAATGCGCAATGTGATATAGATATAACTTTATTATTAGTTGAATCTAGTCCAGCTATATAATCATATATATCTTTAGCTATCTCGCCAGAACTTTGTGTCTTAGTCCCAGGTTTTGGATCATGAATAAATACTTTTACATCTGTGTTTGATGAGTTATAATCTGCCATTTCTATTTCCTTAGTTTAAATTTTTAGGATGTTTGGGGCTAAACCTTTGTACGAATAGCCCCACAGTATCCAAAACTGTTAACCCATATTATTTAGAGTTTACTGATCGGCGATAGTTGGGATATCAGCGCCATATACATGACCACTTAAATACCACAATGTTCCATCGCAAACAACCTTAACCTTAGTACCGTTTCCTGGTTTTACAACCGTAAGTGCTGAATTACTGTTTCCATCTGAATATAATACTTCTGCATTATCATCAGCTGTTGTATCAGAATGTCCAAGACCACCTACGTAGTAATTTGAGTTACCGGTAGTATTGATTACCCAGTTGTGAGCATCAATAGCAGCCGCACAGTACCAAAATTCAAATACTAAACCTTCTACTTCTGTAGGAAGCGTTATAGTACATGAAGCTGTGAGGTCAGGCATAGCATGAATCTTACCAGAGTCTTTAGCTAAAACTGTATAAGTTGAAGCGTCTGGAACTTTGATAATTGCTTCATGGTCACCACCATAGTCACCACTGTTTTTATTTAATACGCTAGTATACATATATTAACCCCCTTACAATTCTACCTGATAAAGAGCGTGAGCTTCTGGTAAAGAAATTTCTAAACCAGCTTCAGTAAGGATCATATCCTTTCTCAAGTCTTCGTCAGCGTTTTGTACGTTAGTTAAAATTGCAGTATCACGATTAAGTCCATTACCAACCAATGGGCGATAAGATACTTTACTCATATCAACCATAGCCATCATATTAGCAGAAATACCACGAAATAGTGGTTCCTTCACTAAGTGCATTGTGCCATGAATTGTTTCGATAGTCATTACCTTATGACCAAAGGCACCTGCTCGCTCTGACATATTCATGCGATGAGGTGATTGGTTAGTTGTAGTCGCACCGCCACTTAAAGCACCTTGTGCATTATGAGCCATACTTTGACTTAAGAATGATGTTGCTCCAAGCTTATTAAAAAAGCTCACTACAGGTAAACCTGCAAGAACCAATTTTTCACTTGCACCACCGCGAGCTGGATCAAAGATTACTTCTAAATCTGAAAGCAATCTATCATATGTTAGCTCTGAGCTTCCAACGCTTCTAAAATAAGGCTTTCCAGATGAATAGACAAAATCTCTTGTGCCAATCTCTGCTGAACCATTTTTAAGTATATGCCCAACAAGGCCTTCTGTGTACTGAATTGAACTTACTCGAGCTCTTTGACCAAACAACATTGCTCTCTCAATATCTACTTTATGCTCACGAAGTTTAAGAGCCCAAATGCGCTCCCATTCGTTTGCGTAACCGCGATAGCGAGTAGCAATTGCTGTATTTGACATTTCAGCTGCAGTCTTAAAAATTTGAGTATAACCGAAGTCATCTTCAATTTCATTCGACCATGCATCTGGTGAACCAGATCCCTCAGCAAATGATGTACCAATTACTTGAC